ACAGGACCTGATTACTGCACGCCTCATGTGGTAAAATTCTTTTATACCTAAAAAAGTGCTTGCCAATATTGTGATATTCATTTATAATATCGGTGTAGCTGATGAATTATCTATTTTTATCCGATACCAGATAATTATTCGGATTCAATAAAGGTTAATAAATGCTGAGTAAAATATTTGCCAAAGAAGAAAAAAGAAAAACCATCATACACTATGTGGTAATTATGGTAATTGTATTATTGTTGTTGAATCATTTGATATGAATACTAATTTAGAACAGTTGGCATCCGCATTGGCATTGTATGTTGATGGTGGACAAGGTAAAGTGAATTATACATTCACCAAAGAATCATTGGAAGTTTACACAAATGAGGTAGCAAGTATGTGTATTACTATTGCCGAATTATATGCCGAGCCTGATGGTACAAGCCGTGATGCAATGGCAATATCTAAAGCAATTAAAAATAGATTTGGTTTATGAACATAAAAATACCAAACACTAATCAGATACCACCGATTGATACATCGGCTATGAACAACCTTAGAAAGGTTAAATCTGAGCATCTGCATAGATTACACCAAGAAAAGGTAAATGAATTCTATAAGGTTAAGAAGCAAGACTTTGAAACCAATCGTGCTCATCTAAATGACTTTGATTATAAAAAAGATATTGATGAGGTAAACAGATACCTAAATGTTAAAAGAAATGTGGAATATGGATTGTATCAATACTCCAAACATTTAGGTAAACATATTGATGTGGTTGTATAATGTTTATATTTGATGTTGAAACACTAGGTAAAAGATCCAATTCGGTAATTCTATCGATGGCTGCCATTCATTTTGATCCTGACACTAATCCATCACCACAAGAATTGCGTGATGGTGCTTTCTTTGCCAAATTTAATGTAGTTGAGCAGATGAAAGAATATCGCCGTGAAGCAAATCAATCAACTATGGATTGGTGGAATAAACAATGCCGTAATGTCCGAGTTGCATCATTCTTACCAAACTTTCTAGATTGTTCGTTTGTTGATGGTTATGAATCTATGCGTAATTGGGTAGATTCAAAGAATGATACCAAGTGTTGGGTGTGGGCTCGAGGTAATCTTGACCAATTGGTAATGGATGACATTGAAGAACAATTAGGACTAGAACCAATATGGCCATATGCCAGATGGCGTGATGTAAGAACTGCAATTGATTTTCTATACAACACAACCAGTGGTTATACTGATATAGATTATCCAGGTTTCAATTCAAAGAATGATATCACTAAACATAATCCAATTGATGATTGTGTATTGGATGCAATGCAACTTATGTATGGAATTAAACAATGAACCAACGAATTAAAGAATTGGCTCTACAATGTGGTGCATGGCACCAAGTGTATGATGAACAACGATTTATGATTAATGGTAAATTTGATGTAGAGAAATTCACCGAGTTGGTTATCAAGGAATGTATTGAGGTCGTAAAACCTACGCAACACCATGAAGCATGGGCACCAAGTTATCTTGGTGGTGTGGATGGATTGGAACTATTGAATGGTAAAATTAAAATCATCAAAACACACTTTGGAATTGAGAACTAAAGTGTTACTTGCCAACCACTCTCGGTTATGTTATAATTACCATACAGATTGAAAGGATTTTGTTATGATGCCAGCAGGAAAATACTATGTCGGTGACTTATGTTATGTAATGACCGATGAAGAATGGGACGAAGTGTGTGGTTTACTGTTTGAAGGCAGAAGCGACCACGGTTGTAATGAAGGTGAATTCACATTGAAAGATGGTCGCCGATTCGTAACATACAATACCAAATATGGTGATGGTCGCTATGAATCAAATATGTGGACTGACCATTCAGTTGATTCTGGTGGTATTGGTTGTATTAGATTAGAAGATATCCGTAGAGGTGATACCTTTGATGATATAAAAACTTTTGGTGCTGTTATGAATTTCCCAGTTGATTTTGTAACAGGTAAAGAAGATGGTGTGATACAGTTTGACCGTGTGATGATTGATACTAATTAAGGATATATTATGAGTTTAAATAAAAATCAAGTTGCTTTTGTAAAAGCAGCAGAGCGTTTATATGGTGTAGGTTCAATATTGACCCGTGATAACATTCAGCATGTTGCACGTGAAGAAGATATGTCCTTTCCATTTTGGTTTGTGACCAAATCTGAGTATCGTTCAGGTCGTGGCCAATACCAACTACCTGATATTGGCACCAAGCCAATTGTTAAACAAGATGAGCCTGAATTAGAAATGGCCTTATCTGCACAAGTGCTGGCCTTCAAGCAACCAAAGTTGATTGATGATTCAGATGTTTCAATCCCTACAAAATATCCTGATTATGTTCCTTTTGGCTTCTTTAAAGACCTTAATAATATTATTAAGTCTGCTCAATTTTATCCTGTTTTTATCACAGGTTTATCTGGTAACGGGAAAACCCTCATGGTTGAGCAAGTCTGTGCTGAACTTAAACGGGAGTGTATCCGTGTCAATGTGTCTATCGAAACGGACGAAACTGACTTACTTGGCGGTCCTACTCTTGTCAATGGTAATGTGGTTAATCGTGATGGTCCTGTTATTACTGCAATGAAGCGTGGTGCCGTTCTATTGATTGACGAAGTTGACCGTGGTTCAAACAAACTAATGTGTTTACAAGGTATCTTAGAAGGCAAACCATATTTCAATAAGAAGAATGGCGAGTTGGTTCATCCAAAGAATGGCTTCAATGTGGTTGCAACTGCAAACACTAAAGGTAAAGGTTCAGAAGAAGGTCGTTATCTATCACAAATCCTTGATGATGCTTTCTTAGAAAGATTCCCTATCACCGTTGAACAGGAATATCCTGATGCCAAGACAGAGAAAAAGATTCTTACACCATTGATTGCTGATGCTGAGTTTGTTGAGAACCTATGCCAATGGGCTGATGTGGTTCGTAAATCATTTGAACAAGGTGCTGTTGATGAAATTATCTCTACTCGCCGATTGGTTCACATTGCACAGGCATTTAAACTGTTTGGTGATAAGATGAAGGCGATTGAGCTTTGTGTGTCTCGCTTTGATACTGAGACCAAGACAGCATTCTTGGATTTGTATTCTAAAGTGGATGGTAAAGTGGAAGCACCACAACAAGCACCAGCAACAACGGATGACCCGTTCTAAAATCCTACACAGGTATGGTTGCCAACATGCCATATTTGTGTTATAATCCATATGTTGGTATCTTATTATTAATTTTTGAAAGGACATTATATGTCAAACACAGTTCGTAAAGGCAAACCAAATCGCCATGAGAAAATCACAGTAACCTTGCTTTCAGGCAAACCAGTATCTCCAGATGAAATCAAATCTGTATTCGCTGGCACAGACCAAGAATCGGTTCTGTATCGCCTCTCAACAAACATTTACAATATCCGTAAAGACGGTGGTATTGTGAAGGTTCTCAAAGAAGGTCGTAAGGTCAAAGCATATCAATTGGTTAACCACACCGAGTTTGATGCTAATGGTCGTTATGTTGGCAAGCAAACTGTTTCTACCAATGAAACAACTGTTGCTCCTACAGAAACAGTAACAGCATAATATGGAAAAGATTGCACCAATTGTAGGTTTACTCGGCATTGTTATTCTACTTAGCTTCTTGTTAAGTTGGCCAGTAATGATTCTTTGGAATAGTTGCTTAGTTGGTGCTGTTACAGGCATTAATCAAATTGAATGGATGCAGGCATGGGGTATTAACCTATTGACTGGTTTTTTATTCAAGAATAATGTGAGCACAAAATGAATGATTTTGACCGTGACAACCTTGAATTCTTCTTACATGGAGATGAGAAAGAATTTGAGGAATGGATGGAACAGGCATCATCTGAAGATTTGGATTATGCATTGAAATTGATTCGTATTGCAAAGGCAGAGGTGCTTCAGCAACACTATGAATTTATTGATGCTGTTCCATTCCTAGACGATGCCAAAAAACTTTTGAAACAATTTACCAAAAGGTAATTATATTATGAAATCCGTGTATTTAATTGTGCCATTACTCCTGTTGACAGGTTGTGCTGGCATGGCCAAGATTCCATCTGTTGTTGTATTGCCTGGTGGTGATAAAGTGAAACAGATGGATAGAACTGAGGTAATCATGGCAGCCCGTGAGTGTGTGAATGCTCGTATGAAACCAATCATTCAAAGAGTTCCACAACCAACGGATCACGGTACTATCATTGTGCCTGTTGCTGTGCAATGTGATGTTTATGAACCAACTTTGAAATAAGGATAAGTATGTCTCCCGCAATGTCTGCTCTCTCGAGCGTAGGTATTACACACTCAATGTTATTACTAGGTATTCTGTTCGTTGTCGTAGCAGTTATACTTGGTATGTATTGGCATATTATTGTTCCTGGTGCCGTCATGTTAACTGTTGCATTTCTTTTCATAGAGACTTCTACTGTTGCTAAGGTAGAAGAACCTGTTAAGGTTGAGGTAACAAAAATTGATCCTATAGATGAAGATAAGATGGCATTTATGGAAGATTGTGTGATAGTTGCTGACTATCCCAAAGAAAAGTGTGATAAACTATGGGCTGAACGCCTATTAGCAGAGAAGGAATTGGCTAATGAACCAAAACTGGTAGACGTTAGTCATAAACGGCAAAATCGCCATGTACAATATCATTGATAAGTTATAAAGGAACATTATGATGTTAAAGTTATATCGTGGGTTGGTTGATATATTCATCAAGCAATCGTTAGTTCAGGAACAAGAATTTGTGAAGCACGTGCGTAGTGATACGCCTGCTGTTGTTGAAGATGGTACAGTTGGCACAAGAGGATTTTGGAATCTAATGCTTGAGATTGTATTTGTATTGTTTACTAAAATCGTATTCTTGTTTGGTTTAGTTATTGTTTGTGCATTGGCTATGATTTCATTTCCATTATATGGTGTATGGCAAGGTATTGTTATGATGATTAACCACCGTGCGGCATTCGAACCTGTTATGATTGAAGAACCAATTAAACAAGAACCTAAATTAGATAAAAAGTAATTGCCATATATACCCGTTTGTGATATAATACTACTATGAAAATCGCTCTCTGCTCTGACCTACACCTTGAATTTGGCCCCATCTCTCTACAAAATACAGAGAATGCCGAAGTGTTAATCCTGTCCGGTGATATTCTTGTTGCTGTTGATTTGAATGAACTTGGTGATGCTACTGGTATTATGGTGAACGGTCGTAATAAGTCTGAAATGTATCATAAATTCTTTCAAGAATGTTCTGAGCGTTTCCCTAATGTTATCTACATTATGGGTAACCATGAATACTATCATGGTGACTTTGCTACAGCTTTAGATATCATCCGTGAACGCCTGAGTTATCTGGAAAATGTTTTTATTATGGAACGCCAGACTATGGTGATTGAAGATGTAACCTTTATTGCAGGTACATTGTGGACCGATATGAACAAGGAAGATCCAAGTACTTTGTATGGTATCAAAGGTTACATGAATGATTATCGTATCATCAAAGATAGTCGTACAAATGTAGATACTACAATTATACATTTTGATGATGACGGTGAGCCAATGGAAATGCCAGTTACTAAACCAAGTAAATGGTCACCAGAAGCATCGGTTGTTGAACACAAACTAATGTTGGACACAATCAAGGCGACTGTTGAATCCAATGTTACTAATAAATATGTTGTCATTGGTCATCATGCTCCGAGTAAACTAAGTACCAAACCAAAATATCAAAAGGATGTTATGGTGAACGGTGCTTACAGTTCTGATTTGTCGGAGTTTATTCTGGATCATCCACAGATTAAAGTATGGACACATGGCCATACACATGATGTGTTTGATTACATGATTGGTGGTACTCGTATCATTTGTAATCCAAGAGGTTATGATATGTATGAAGACCGTGCAGATAAATTTGAGTTATGTTTTTTTGAGGTGTAATATGGAAAAGAAATTATTTGTCGTTGATATCGTTTCTTCATTTCGCTTGCGTTATGTTGTAGAAGCAAAAGAAGAATCTCATGCACTAGATGAGGTGGTGTGCCGTGAACATGAAACGGAGTTCAAGGAGTTCTCACAAGAACACCTTGGCACACACATCTTTGATTCCCGTGAAATTACATTGGAACAATACCATGAGTTGTTTGTGAGAGATAATGATTATCTTGCCAAATGGCCAAATGAACAACAACGGACTTTTATCAACAAGATTGAATACACAGATGAAGAAAATTCTAATAACGGGTAGTTCTGGTTACATTGGTCGCCATCTATCATCCTTATTAGCTGTGTTTGAAGATGACTACCATTTAACTGGTGTTGATAAAATGTGGCGCAAGCAATTGTGCCATGAATTCATTGGCCAAAATATTTTAGAAAACTCTGAAATTACTGGCAGTTATGATACAGTCATTCATTTAGCTGGATTGGTCAATGTTGGTATGTCTATGCAGGCACCAATGGAATATTATCGTAACAATGTTATTGGTACTTTAAATATGTTAGAGCGAGTTGATTATAAACATTTCATTTTTGCTTCTACTGGTGCTGCTACTGATCCTGCTAGTCCATATGGTATGTCGAAAATGGTTTCTGAGAAATTAGTTCGGCAGTATTGTACTTTGAATGATAAGAAAAATACAATATTCAGATTCTACAATGTGATTGGTACGAATGGTTATGAACCAACCAATGTTGATGGTCTGATGTATAATCTAATGAAAGCCAAAGAGACCGGTGTATTTCATGTGCATGGTGCTGATTATCCTATGCTACCAGATGGCACTGCTATACGAGATTACCTCCATGTTATGGAAGTATGTCAAGCAATTAAGTCTGCAATTGATAGACCAGTATCAGATTCTTTGATTGAGAATCTAGGTCATGGTAAGGGTTATTCTGTATTAGAAATGGTAAATGCATTTAAGAAAGCAAATAATTGTGACTTTGGTGTAAAGTTTATGCCACGCCGTGAAGGAGATGTTGCGAAAACTGTTTTGGATGATGTATCATCATATATGCCAACACAATATATTCCTATAGAAGAAATGTTAAAGATATGAAAGTTTACAAAAGTAATTATCGTCATCATTGGATTTCTCCGTATATAATACTGGAGAAAGTATTCTTTTGGCGTGAGATTGATTAT